CCTGTGAACGTCCTTGTGGAGCTGCGGGTTTGACCAAACGTCTTGCGTGATGTCTTCTAGTTTACCGAGCCACAGGAACCCGCCAGGTTTCATTTCTACACCGGGAGAGACCTCGGGCACGTACACAATGGAATTGCTAACTTGCTCGTCGCCGTCAACACTTAAGAACTTCTCATGCACATCATCCCAACGGACCTTCAGTGGAACCGCGGAACCGACATCGGTTTTACCGTATTTATCAGGCTCAGTTTGCGGCCAGTAGACCGCCCACTGTCTCCGCATTCTAGTAATGATGCCCATGGTATTTTCACACGCTCTTGAACAAGCCTATGGTCAACGACGTGACGGAGTCATAAGTCAATTTGACTTTGGCGTTGGCGTCGTTGTATGTTCGCGCCGGGAACGGGCCTAACATCCGTTCGCTAGTTGCCGGCACGGTCACCACACGGTCAGCGACCGCCAAACCGTCAACGGCGTTTGGCGTTTCGATCGTGACATCTACTGGTGATGCGTCGCCGTTCTTGATGTGAATGAATGGAATGCCCGTGTTGATAAATTCATCGCCACCAACATCGCAAGCTTCGTACACAGGATCGATGCCACCGCGTACTACCGTTTGAACTGCAAGGATAGCCATAACTCATCTCCTAGCAAGGTTCTGTACCTAACCAAATCACACCAGCGGTACGAAGCTTGCCTTCCTCGGTACTCTTACTGAGGGAGGCAAGCCCACCGTTGGTGTCTAACGTAAGCGCCTGTTGACCGTACATTGTGTTCGACAAGTGTAGGCCGACCTCGTATTGGTATGCCGTCGCAACCGGTCCCGCACGCTCGCTGGCTGGGATCATTTCACGGATGGCGTAAGCATGAGCAGCGAGCCACCGTTCGATCAATTCCAAACGAACGTCGGTGTATGCCGGGGTGGGGCCTTTGTCACCTGTACACACCTCCGTGACCAATTCATTCGCCGTTGTAATGAAGGCATCCAAATCGATGTCTTCATCGACTTCGATTATGGTTGCGACAAGGTCGGCGTCTGTTCTGGCCATGGTTCGCTATCTCCGTTTCTAGCACAACCCCGCCGGCAACGAATACAGGCGGGGTTGTGTGGAACTACACTACTCGTCGTCGTCGTCGTCCTCGTCGTCCTCGTCGTCGTCCGGGGCTTCGTCCTCGCCCAGGTATTTTCCGATCGCCGTAACGACCTGGTTCTTTCTGAGTCGACCTGCGATGGGTGTGCCGTCGGTCTCGTATACCGCCCAGCGTCCCTTCTTCTTGAACACCTGGACCTCAGCCTCGGCTGCTTCATCGAAGTCGTTGGTAACGTCTTCACCCTGAGCTTGGGCCATGGCCTTGTTGACGGCGTCTTTGGCGTCGGCTTCGAACTTCGCCAAGGACACGAACTTGTCCGAGCCGTGAACGGCAACGAGATCCAAAACACTTTCCACCACATCGCCGGGACGGTAGATGCGATCGTCGGGTTGCATCTCCCGGTGAGTACCCACCAAGAGCTTGAACTTCTGTATTTTCTGTTTCTGGGTCATTACTCGGTCTCCTCAAAATGCTTATTAGGTTAAAAAGAACCCCGTCCGGAACCAGCCATTCCGGACGGGGTATTTGCCGGTCATTGTCCCCTAGGCGTGGCTCCCGTGGACAATGCCGGTGTTGCCATAGAAGTCCGCCCGCAGTTGGGGAACCAGAATGGCCATGACCTTGAAGTTCAACTGCATGCCCCCGTGACTTTCCCACTGAACCGTGGTAATGTCCATGCCGATGACTTCACGGGCGACTTCGGGTGCCTTTTGCACCAGAATCATGGTCTTCGCCGGCAAGTAATCGAGCGTCGTCGGTGTGTCGATCCCTTCGATCTTACCGATGCGGTCTCGTAGGGTGTTGTCACCCTTTGCGTCGCTGTAATCCTCGTCCAAGAACTCATCCCACGACGTGGAGCAGTAACAGAACCAGGGACCGTAATAATTGGCGTCCTGGGACTGCGTCTTCATCGCCAACACCTCGCTCACCGTCACCTTGTGATTCGAGGACGTCGGCGCCGTCATCGTCTTGGTCAAGCGGCTCGGGAAATTCGTGTAGCCGTAGATGTTCCCGCCACCGTACTTATAGGTGGAGGTCACACCAAGCAACAGATTCTCGGCAGCCTCAGCAACACGTCGTCCCGCGAGTTCCGCGGTGGTCGTGTCCAGGGGAGGTCCAGGGGCCAAACGCGAAGTGGACAGCGTCCGTGCGTTCAGTTGGAAGTCCTTGTGGATGATCGGGAGTGGCAAGTTCTCGAGCGCGGTCACCGGGCGATCGCTCTCGCTTTCTCGCAACCCGTCCATGCTGATCACGGCGTTGGTGATGTCCGACTGGGTCTCGTGTTGGAGCACGGTGTGTGCCATACCATTCGGCATCACATAGGAAAGACCACTGCCGCGTAGATCGGCAACGGCCTTCAACCGTGGTTTCGCGGCCTTGAGAATGGCCTGGTCGACCAACTGCCATTGATCCTTACGGAGCGTGGCATTCGCATTGCCGGTCAGTCGGGGTTGCCATTCAACCGTACCGTCCGGCAATGCAACCAGAGTGTCAATGTACGACCTCCCGTCCGGCCCAAAGTAAGGCCGCAAAGCGGCAGGGTTCATGTTGTTCGCCAACAGCACCGAAGCAACATCTCCGGATGCTTGGCCGTTGAGAATGAAATCGCTCATCTCGAAGTCCTTGTTGTTAGGTGTCATTGGTGGCAAACTGTTTACACCAGTTGCCCAAAATGGTCGTTGCCTACGCCGCAATACAGCGGCAGTTCACATACGCATCCGCAGCCAAGGCACCAACGGTGTCCTCAAGCGCCTCGAACTGGAACTTGGTCTCAGTGCCGGCGGCCTCAACGAAGAGACCCGAACCACCACCCTCAACAACCAGCACGTCGCCGACGTCGATGTCCTCGCCGAGCTTGACCAGCAGGTTGATATGATCGCCGACCATGACAGAGTAGAAAAACAGAATGTCTTCGTCGGCGTAAGCATCGGTAATGGTTTTACCCTGCTTGTCGTCTTCCTTGGCAATCTGTACCGACCTTTTCAACGCTCCGGCCTGGGCCGTGGTCATCTGGTCGTACTTGCCGTCGGCTTGTAGCTCAACGGCCATTCCGGGGGTAATCGCAGCCCCGGCAATGCCTTCGTCGTGGTGCCCCTTGCTTTTGAGCACAATGGTATTCGCTCCTGCCAACGCCATGGTCTTTACTCCTTCAAAAGGTTGTTGATTTGTACTGGTAGTCTACCCCTAGGCTACACTCGCACCCCGTGGACTAATCCTGCTCTTCGGATTTGACGTTGGGGTTGTCTTCGCCAGCGAAGTTCATCGTCGGTAAACCTAGGGGCGTATGCTCGACGGGTGTTGCATTGGCGACAGGGGCGACGGGGGCCGCCGCACCACCAAACACCGGAACGGGTGCTTGCGCCTGCGGTGTTGCCGGGGTCGCCGACGCACACAGATTGGCCATCCCTTGCAACTGTTCGATCGAGCAGGCCGCGAGAGCTTCGGGGGTGAACGTGTTGCCTTCGACGGCCACGATCTTGGTCGTCAATGCGAGGCGTTCGGCTTGCAACGTGGCAAGGCCGTGTCGATACACCGACTGCATCTCGGGCGTCATCTGCTCCAGCGTAATCGGCTGGGCTTCGAGCGTCGCGGGAGCAACTCCGGCAGCGCCCGCCTTCGCAGCATTCTCCACGGCCAGCGCGTTCGCGGCGGCACCTTTTCGCAAAACGGCCTGCTCGGGGGTTTCGATATTGCCTTCGGGGGCCGTTTGCGTGTCAGGCTCCGGCGGCAACATTTTCTCGAGTTGGGCTTCGTTCATGCCCATCAAGCCGTCACGGTCCTCGGCCGTCCAATTGGTCGCTTCGTTTGCAATCAAACGGTCGACGGCTTCTTTACGGGTCACACTCATTTCCACTCCTCCTTGGGTTCTTTCAGTTAGTGGGAAATCAACGTTGCCCACAAGGACACCATCGACTGTCCGATATTGCACGTTACGATGCACCTGAACCGGGTCGCCTTCGATCAACGTCGCTACGTCGTTCGCCGCCGTATACATGAGCTTCCATAGTTTGCTTCCGTGTTCGTACACTACAGAAGCAGCAAACACATCGGCGATCCAGAAATCCACGTCGCCGAGCCTTTCACGTAGACCCGTGTATAATGACGCCCGTGTGTCTTCGTGGGACAGCGCGTTGCATACCAGAAAACCAGCGCCGTCGGCCATTGAGCATGCACCCTTGATGTCGGGCAACAGTGCCAGGTGGTCGGGTCTGTAGTTACGGGCGATTGCCGCGTACTCTTCGCCGTTCCAAACACCCGGCACATCTTCGTGGTCGGAGAACAACCCCGTCGACAATTCCATGGGCTGGTTGTTCTCCACCGCCTGCATGATTCGCGGGTCAACTTTGTTTGCGCGGTCAACTTCGATCCAGGCTTCCGCCCTCAGCTTGGCCGCTTTACTGTCCCACGCCGCGTTCATCACCAGACCGATTTTGTAAGTGTCAATCACGCTGGGGTCACAAGCGCTAACACCCTGCCCGTTGATTTGTGGGTGGTACACTACGACGGGCTTGTGATTCCACACGACCGGCGTCTTTGCCAGTTCGTCTCGTGGGTAGTACAGGGGTCCGGTTGTT